CCAAAAGTGCTGTTATAGCGAATCATGCCTGTCAAAGGGCTAGAAGAACGCTGTGCAGTAGTTCCTGTAGGAATCTGAATCTGTCCTGTGCCGCCAAATACTACGACATCTGTAGAGCCAATTAAAGCACCTGTAATGGGTGTTTGACCATCTGCTGCAATAGAGTTAGTCAAAGCAGTAGCCATATCTGTCAGGGTATTATTAGCCCATGTAGACGATATAGTTGTGCCAGTTACTACTGGATTGCCAGCAGGCAGGGAATATGTACCCGATCCGTTTCTACTCATTTGATTTTCCTCTTAAAGCATTAATAGCGTGTACACCGCCCTGTGTAAATAATATACGAGCCATATTGGCTTGTTCAGGAGTAACTTGTGATTCAGCTTCTTTTCCTGTCATTTTCATCAAAGCGGCAGCTTTTCTTGGGTTAAGTAATGCTTCTGCCATTTGATTGGTTAGTTCTTTATTGGCTTTTCCGTAAAAAACATCGCTACCCCTTGCGGCAATATTGCCTAAAGTGGCAGATAAACCATGTCTACGGAGCAATGTAGGTAAATTTACTTGCTGAAGCATATTGTTATATGCCAGTTTTTGCATGGTGTCAGAACCTCTATCTTTGCCAGCGGTAGCAGCAAATTCAACGCGCATTAAATCATCTTTAATATTTTGCAATCTAGCTATTTGGCGTTCTGACAATACATTGTCTTTTTTAGCCTTTTCCAATTCATTAGAAAAACGACCTAAATAAGTAGAATAATCTGTGCTTTTTGTAGATTTATTAGCAATATTAGAAATTGTTTCAAGCTGTTCTAAAGGCTTTGAAAGACGCTCATAATTAATACGAGCAGTTTTATAAGTTGGGCTTACATCTTCCATAAAGTTTAAAAGTCTTGATTTAGCAGCTTGTAAACTATCTAATTCAGCACTTTTAGCGCCGCCATTTTTTTCAGCCAAAGCTTTAACCCTAGCAATTTGGTCATCCAATGCCATTTTTGTTTCATGTAATCCGCGCATAGAGCCAGCAGGATCAGCAATGTCAACACCTCTGTTAGCAGCATTTTCTTTAGCTTGCGTCATTGCCCTTTCAATAGCTGGCGTTTTAACCAATCCATTGATTGTTTTAGTCATTTCAGGCGTTAATTCACCCAAATTTAAAGGTTTAAGAGCGTCTGTATATAACTCATCCGCTACTTTTGCTCTTAAATCTTGATATTTTCCAATTCTTGATGGTGATGCAATACTTTCTAAAGCATTTGTTCTTGCTGCAATATTTTGCCCTTGACGGTTTGCCATTGCATTAGTGGCTTCAGGAGAAGCGTTCATTGCTGCTCTTTGCGCTGCTGCAAGGCTAGGAACTCCAGCTACTTCACCTACCGTAGGTTTTACGCCTTGAACATAATTAGGCGCAGAACGCATATTGGCAATAGCGGTTTCAGCATCGTTGCCTGCTAACTGACGCAATGCGCGACCAAGAATTTCATTCTGACCCATTTTATAAAAAGGTTCAACAAGGGCTTTTCCTGACTTTACAGCCACATCTCCAAGTTTTCCAAATACAGGGGTTGCCGCGCCAAATCCAGCACCAATGGCAGTATTTCCAAGTTCAGAACGCAGTAGTTCTAAATCTTTTTTACCAGTTTCTTCAGGAGTTAAAAGACCTGTTCCTGCACCAACAGCAGTTGCATTTGCAAAAGAAGCCAATTTAGGCGAATTAATTGCCAATCTTTCCAATGAAGGAAGCATACCAATTGTTTTTGAAGCAGCCGCAGCAGGAGCAACAGCACCAGCAACCCGACCTGTACCGTACCATACAGGATTTTCTTGTTGATATACATCAGCTTGTTCGCCCAATTTTTGAGCAAGTTCGCTAACCCCTGCATTTCCACCTGTTGCTACTTGAGCAGCACCTACAAAAGGATCAATTAATGATTTAGTAGCACCAGCTAAAGCGGATTCCAGCGGTCTTGGTTGTGGCAAAACATTTAACTGGGCATTGCGAGAAGGTCTACCTGTAACAGCACCGCCTTGGGTTTCTGCCATTGGCGAATTTTGAATAACTTTGTTATCCATAGGCGCGCCGCTAACTTCAACTTTTCCTTTCGGTTCAACAGCTAAAGAATCTTTATAGGCAGCAGCTACAGTATTAAATTGTGGAGTTCCTTTAAGATTCTGATTTTGAACAATCCATGAAGCATATTTTTCAGATAAATTTTCAGGTTCTGCTTTTATTGTTTCTTCAGCCATTACTGACCCCCACCTATTGATGGGATGCCAAGAATTGCATTGGCATCTTGCATATTTTTAGTCAATGGAGCAGCATTAATAACAGGTGGTTTCCAAGGCGCGCCAAGGATTGTTTCAGTACCTTCCAATTGATTAGCTTTTCCAATTGTGTAATATTTGTTACGGGTTTCGTTGTATTGTTCGCCTGAAATTCTATAAAAATCATTAGCTAACTGACGATATTCTTTTCTTTGTTCAGGATTTAAAGAAGTGCCTTTAGCGATTTTAGATGCGTAATTTGATAATTTATCTACCAAACCAGTTGCATTAGCAACAGTAGCTACTTCAGATTCGCGAACTACAGAGTTAGGGTCAAGCAATTTATTGATTTTAATTGCACCAGCTAAATCTCCAGCAGCATCATTCCTAGATAAAGCATTATGAATTTGCTTATAAGCCTGATTAATTTCTTGATGTGTTTTATAAATAGGTTCGTTTTTGAAATTTTCACCCAATTTAAGGGTGTTTTCAAAACCGCGCTGCCCAGTATTAACAATATTGTTAGTAATAGGTCGTTTAGAACTATTTTCCCAATCAACCCATTGAGTGTAATTACCTTTGAATCCACCACCTTCAGGTGTTTGTGCATATTTAAATCTAGCAACATCATCAGGTGTTTTAGGAATCATATTTCCAACAATGGCTGCCTTATATTCAGAACCAGCACCATAAGGATTATTGGTATTAATAGCTTTTAAAGCAGCAGCCAAATCAGGTTTTGTTGCAGGCATAACCGCTGTTGGCATTGGTACATTACCAGCGTAAGGGCCAGCCAATTCGGTAGCTTTTTCAGGTGTTCCAGTTACATAATTTGTAATTTCTTCTTCTTTAGCAGCTTTACCTTGACGGATTTTTTCAGCCAATTTAGCGGCTTCTGTATCGCTTTGTTTGCCAATATAAGCACCAGCAAGCATATTGGCTACTGGGTTTAACATTTGAAAAAAGCTAGGCGCAACATAACGACCACTAATCATTTGACCTTGTGGTTGCTGACCTTGTTGCATCAACATATCAGCAAATCGTTGCTGACGGTTTATAGCTTGCTGTTGAGCATAATCTTCAGGGGATAAAGTTCCAAGCAAAGATGCGTTTGTGTCTGCCATATTATTTCCTTATAATGCCGCTGCGGCCGCTGGGGCTGCTTCTTCTGCTGCTGCACCTACACCTTCAAGTGCGCCACCACCACCAAATAAACCGCCAAACCAATCACCAATACTACCTATGCCTTGCCACAAGCCATCAAGTGAAGTTCCTACATCACCTAAAGAACTTCCACCCAAATCTAAACCGTTGCTTCCCAAACTAAAATCGCCAGCACCACTAAATTGACCGCCAGCATCTAATCCCATTTGTCCCATGTAATCATTCATACTAAAATTTCCACCATTATTTAACCATTGGTCAATACCTGTATATTGGTCATAAGGTTGACTAAAATCATGCACATTAGCAGGATTTTGATTAGGCTGTTGTGCTGGTTTGTTTTTTAACATATTAGCTAAAGTTGACGGGTTAAAACCACCCATGCCACCGCCTTGTTGTTGTCTAGGCTGTGATATTTGATGTTGTTCTCGTAATTGATTAGCCAAATACTGTTGTTGTGCATTAGTATTTTGAAAAACAGGACCTAATCCTTGTTGATCTTGTTGTGCAAAACCACTAGGAGCAAAGTTTGAAGTGTAAGGATTAGAAAATTGATTAACCATATTTCATTATTCCTGCCGCGCCCAATGTGCCGCCTAATCCCATTAAACCGCTGTTAAATCCGCTTTGTGCAGCTTGTGAAGCATTAGAACTAGCAAGGTTATAGTTACCTGTAGCTGTTGCTGCGCCCAATAAATCTGCGCCAGCAGTTGTAGCTTGTTGCGGTGCATTAACAAAAGTAGGATTTTGAACTTGTGCGCCAGTACGCAATGCGCTCAATGTATTAAGCGGCAAGTTATAGTTTGTCATTGCTTGGTTATAAGCTTGTTGATTTGCAGCCAAACCAGTATTGAAACCTTGAGTTGTATTAGCAGCTAATAAATCGTTTTCTTTTTGCGCTTGATTCATTTGGGCGCGATTGTAAGCTTCAGAACCTACGGGAATACCTGAATTGGCAAGCTGATTATTTAATAATTCGCGTTGCTGTGATAACTGTGGAGCAAGGCGTTGCATTGCTGCATCTTGGTAATTCTGACCTGCATTAATACCTACTTGTGGCAAATTGGGGTTAAAACCTTGACCCATTACATCTTGGGTTCGACCTAAAGCAGCATTAATTGTTTGGCCAAGACCTAAAGACGCATTGTTTTGCTGGTTTAAAAGCTGTTGACCAACATTGTTAAGGCTTGTAGTAGCTGTCCAAGTAGGATTTCCGTATGGGTCTGCGCCTGTAACCGCATAATCAAGGTTTCCGTAAGGAGTTACTTGATTTACACGGTTGGCAGCAGCAGCGGCTCTTGCCGCATCTAAATTGCCTGTAGCTGTAGCCTGCGCTGCACCTGTATAGTCAGGAGCAGGCGGGGGACTTGGAGCAGGCCCTAATCCTAAAAATCCACCACCACCCATATCATTCTCCTCTTGCTGTTCTTAAAGGGCATTTGATGTCGAGAAATCGACAATCTTCACGCCGCATAGCCATAATCACTAAATCACCATCCATGTGTGCATCAGGGATTTCGGCTATCACTTTAAAACCAAGGTGTCGGTTTAGTTTTAGGGCAGATTCATTATCTGCACAAACTTGGCCTAGTATAACGCTAACTCCTAGTTTATTAAAGGGGTAATCGAAAGCCGCCCACAATAAATCCCTGCTCATCCAATTTACTTCATCTACCGCAGCAATGTGCATTTGACACGCTTTTGGCATAAATCCATTAAACCCTACTACTGCTACTAAATTACCGTCAATTTCTTGACCAATTGAAACCGTATCTATTGGCATTGGATGATTCATCATGCGAACCAACCAATCACCCATATATTTTTGATTTTCTGTGGTAACTCTACGCACTTACAACACGCCCCCTCGTTCCATTACATAATCAACGGATGCCCAATGAAAGTCTATTCCTTGCGATGCAACATTTAAGTTAATTGAAGCGGCAAATCCTGTGCCTGTAACGCCTTGCCAATATTTTGTAGTTACAAGACCACCACCCCAGTTTTTCTGATCCCACTTGGCACTATCCCAAATTCCTGAATTAACCGTTGCTGGATTAAATGCAAGCTGATTAGTTAAGGGAACAGTATCAAAATCCGTGCTAATACCGCATAAAACGGTCGGTAAGCCCCTATCAGTTTGAAAGATAGGTCTTACTAGGGTAAATCGTTTAAGCTGGCCACGGCTGTCAAAATAGTTATAAGCTTGTTGTGCAGTTGCAGTAATGTTTGCGTTATTGTCAGAATAACCTGTGAAATATAGGCCAACATAGCCGTTGCCGCCAAAGTGCATATCTTGGTCACCCGAAACCGTAAAACAATACGCTTCAATTCCAGTAAATCGCGCCCAAGATTTGTTGATGGTATTCATTACATACTGCTCCATCCCGTCATTCGTAGGGATAGACAGAATAAGCATATTGGCTTCAGCTAAATAGTTGATTTGCCAGCCAAAATTGTTCGCATAAGCACTACAAGCCAAAGAAACTGCGTAGTAAATCTTATCTGTTAAGTTAATTCGTGGGTCTAGGCGGTCAGATTGCAGGGCTGATGTCAACGGAAGCAGGCCATCTTGCGTTAATAGTAATAAATCACCGCCCCATTTAAAGAAACATCTACGGGTAAAGGTTTGGCCCATCTGCCATAAACCTTTCATAGCCCAATTATTAGGGTCACTAGGGTCAAATCCTTGATATACAAGAATTTCGCCCATGCTAGATACAAATACAGCAAAGTCATCGACACCATAACCAGCGTCAAGTGTCCATGTACCCATTGCCTGCAAATAACCGCCATTGCGATAAAAAGCACCTAAATCAAAATCCGTTGCTGGGCCTGAAATAGCTTCTACATCCAAATACCAAAATTTTAAGCTGTTGTTTTGACAGAAATAAAGGCGATTTTTAAACAAATTTACATTAACAAATGTATTGCTGTTTACGCCAGTAATGCCTGTAATTGTGTAGCTTCCAACAACCGTTGCATTTGACGCAGGCGTTGTAGACATTACATAAGTAAATGTACTTGCGCCAGTCTTGGTAATTACATAAGTGCCGTTATAGTCGCTAGGAGTAGCCCCTGAAATACTAATTCTGTTGCCAGTAATCAAGTTATGTGGCGATGCAGTAGTTACAGTTGCCGTTGTTCCAACATGGGTAATGGTGCTTATTGTTTGAGCAGTTTGGGTCGTAGCCATAAACGCCCAACTTGTGCCGTCATATATAAGCGTAGGGTCGACACCGTTACAAGCAATAACAAAGTCACCACCAGCGGTAGAAATATTGACATATTGCCACTTGGCATTAGATAAACCAGTAAATACTACAGTTGCGGTAGAAGAAGTTGCATCCCAAATTTGTGTGCCAGCAAAAGCAAAAAGCTTATAGCCTTCACCTGTGCTAGTTGGGTAGTTAATAAGGGTATCGACTTGACCTGTGATGCCCGTACTGTATTTAGTCCAGCCTTTTCTTAACTGGACATCAGTAGGCGTAGGCCAAAAGTTAACCAAAGATACCGCATCCAAAGGCGGCATTTCTGCCAATGAATCGCGGTTATTCCAACCCCCAATTGGGGCAGCCATCGAAGTTGTGGTGGCGTTTCTACCTTGTGCGGCCATAATTATGACCCATAGCCAGTATCGGGAATATTAGCCCAACCAATAAGAACTGCGCTAGGTTGCGGAGCAAAGGACAATGTGGCAGAACCTTTGTCGTTAGCTTTAGCGACATTAAGATAACGCATATAGTCTTGATACAAAGCTGTGGTATCAAAAGACTTAATTTGGAAGTATTTAAGCTTGGTAGCTAATACGATAATTGTGTCATCCAATACTGTTGTGTCTGTATCAGCAGTAAAGCTGTTTTTAACTTCGCCAGTAGCACTTCTTACAAAACCTTTAGAACGGTATTCAAAACCTAGATATTCTTGAGTGTTGTAAGGCGGCCAAATCTGAAATTCATTACCTAAAATACGCCAACGAACACGCGGTCCAGTTGAAATATAGCCTGACTTAAGCCATTGCCATTGCTGTGCATCAACAGGGCCAAGCATCTGCCAATGTTTTGTTTTGTCCCAATGCGTATTGTCCGTAATTGTTTCGTAATCAGGCGGCAAGGGGTAAATGGTTTTACTAAATGTGACAGTACCACCAATAGAAGTTGCGGATGATAACTGGGTAGTTGTTAAGCTATTTGAATCGATAACATTATCAACATAGGTATCTTGAGGAACTGATGTCCCCACGATGGAATAAGTGTTGTCCAAACCTGCGGTACTAGGGATGTTGCTTAATAAATAAGTACCATCCGTAGTGTTGCAGGTTGTGGTTATTGCGTTTGTATAAAAGCGATATTCTAACTCTAAAGCCTGCCAATCATGCTCCTTAACCAAGTCATATCCAGCGCGGTTAATCAAAGCCAAGATTTGCTGCACATCTTGATTAGGATTTCCTGCAACATAAGTAGGAACGGCTAGGTTTAATTCAGCGGTGACTTGCTGAACTAATTGGAGCAGATTGTATGACATATTAGGCTTCCTCTGTGGCTTCCGTTTTAGGTTTACGGGTTTTCTTTTCACCTACAGCGGCAAGTATAGCGGCCATTTGGTCTTGCATTTGGGCCAGCTTCGCATCTGTTTCTGCCTTAATTTTAGCAGTTTCTTGCTCCTTTTTGGCAAGTTCTTCTTTCAAGGCGTTAATTTCACTTTCACGCTTGTCAGTTTCTGCTGCATTTGTGGCTAGGTTTAAAAATGCCTTGGCTTTATCGCGAAAAGCATAAGGGGACATTCCTGCTGCCATCCCCATACGCTGTAATTGCTGATCCGAAGCCCCTGCGATGGATTCTACGGTGTGAAACTTCATTGCCCGTAGTTCTTCTGCTTGGCTTTTTGACACAATTGGCCATTCTGAAACAGGTGTACCAACAACTTCTTGGTCATCAGCACCTAGTCTGTTTTGATAATTAGCCCATTGAATAGGAAAGCGCGCTTTGTGGCTTGCTAACGCATAAGTGTCAATTTCTGTAAGGGTATCGCCAGCTACGCAGATATGAACAAAGTCAAATTCTTTGTAAATAGGGCGGCCAGCAGCTAAAGATTCTTGCTCTTGGTGAACTGGTCGCTTATAAAAACGAACCTGTAATCGTGAATCTGCACCGTTTTCATCGGATGGAAGCATTGCCATTTTTAAATCTCCTCAAGGTATTAAGGTAAAAAAGTTAAACAAAAAAAGGGCTACCCTTGTGAGGTAACCCTTCGTTTTTACTACAAAAAGCTATTAAACACTAGCCTTGCTAAACCAGCCATAATCGCCTGATGCCATAGAAGCACCTGACAAATATGTGCCTGTCGCGCCCAATGTTACTTGGAAGGTCGAAGCGTTGATGATGCAAGTAGCGGATGAAGCTGCAATAGCCGCGCCAGCTTGGGCGAAAACATAACGGAAGCCATCGCTACCGAAAGTTTCAGCACCTAGAGGGCCGAATGTTGCAATTGCTGTGCCAGCAGAGTTAGGGTTTGTAGTAGTTGTGTTGTACAAATCCACGCCTGCGATTGGGAGTACTGTATATGCCATGATAATTTCCTTTTCTTTTGTTAAGTTGAGTTAATAGATACTTATGCAGTACCTGTCAACACGCCTTGTAGGAAGCTATTGGAGCAAGTTAAGTTACCAGCCCAGCCATAAAGCTTAACAATAGCGTCTTGGTTGATAGATTGACGCTCGCCACCGATAGGTACGAAGTTACGCTCTTTGTGTGGGCGTAGGAAGATGTAGTTAGTGTTCAAGAAGTACATATACAATGCGTTTTCTTGCGCGCCATAACCACCACCTAATACCACATCAGCAGACATACCACCACCGTAGAACTTGAGAGATGCGAAACCTGCTGCACCTTCGTCTACACCAGCGATACGCTGAATAGCTTGCAAAGAAGCTACATAGCGTTGATACAGAGTGTTACCAGCAACGATTAAGTCTACTTTGTCTGTGCCGCGAACAGATTTGATTGCAGCAGTAGTCATAGCAGCTTGGATCAATGCAGCAGTATCAGCACCAGTTGTGCTTTGGTTCTGCCAAAAAGTCCAGTTAGCACGGTTAATACCACCGTATGTACCAGTTGTGTTAGCTGTTGGAACTGCGGCAGCCAAACCAGTAATGTTCTTGCCACCGTTACCAGTACCGTCACCATAGATGTCACCTGAAATACGGTTCAACAAACGGGCTTCGGAAACTTGCATACGGCCATCTAACAAGTCAATGATTTGCTCTTTAGAACTATTTTGCAACATTTCCAAACCACTCATTGTTACGCTATCAGCGTACTGGGTGATTGAGAATTGAGCAGCAGAAATAGGGCTGTCAGGAGTGATGTTCAATACTTCGTAACCGCTGTATGAGTTAGCGTTGTTAGTATTTGGGTCGTTGTACATGATTTCTTCCAAGATAACATTACCGCCTGAAAATGGGCGTACATTACCTTTAGAGTTCAATCGCTGTAGGATTGCGTTGTTTTGTGTCAAGTTGTCTGCCAATACTCCGCTACGGCTTTGAATGGTTGTAGCGATAATATCGGTAATTGCGCTATTAGCAAATGCCATGATATTTCCTTTATTAAATTAAGTTAAACCCGACCACCCTCTACATCGGCTAATTGAGCCATCAGTACAGAGCGTCTATCCTTTGCATCTGTTTTAGCTACTTGGCCGCTAGGTGTAACGGACTTTGGACTAACAGCAGTTGCTTTAGCTTTTGCTACTTGTTGTGCTTTAGATGCTTGAGTACTTGCCGACTTCAGGAGTTTTTCCTGTTCTAGCTTGTAAGCTTCATCGTTCATACGCACAGCTTTTGCATAAGCCGATTCAAGGTCTTGGGCTAAACCTCGCTCAAGTAATTGAGCCATATCTTCCCTAACCATTTCAAAGTGCGGAAACCGCTCTCTGTCACTACTTACACGACTGATTTCTTGGGTCAATCGCGCATTTTCTTCTTGCTCCCGAATCGCTGACAGTTGCTGAACTTGTTGCTGTGTAGCTTGAAGTTGCTGCATTAACTGTTGTTGATACGGGTCAACATACGCCTGTTCAGGTGTCTGTATCGCATTTTGGTCTAATTGTATACCGTAATCTTGTGCAAGTCTATGAAACATCTGCACTTTTTCTTGATATGGTGCTTTGGATAGAATCATGTGGGCGCGACCAAGATTATTGATCCAAGCTACTGGGTGGATTCCTTGAGCCTGTAATTCAGGAATAAATGGTCCAATTGCTTGGGTTAACTGCTTTGCATTGTCAGCTTCATTTTTGTAGGCTGAAATTCCACGCTTAAATTCTGATTCACGCTGATTTGCATATTCAGCAAATTTAGCAAATTCAGCCTTATCTAAAGGCTTTCCATCCTTCATTTTTTCCCATACTTCTACATACTCTTTTTTCCATGTAGTAGGGCGTTTTATTTCTTCTTGATTGTCATCAGAAGCTTCTGCCACCAATTCAGGTTCTTCAGCGGAATCGTCTTGGCTACTGGTTTCTTCTGACTTACTTTTGAAGCGACCTTTTTCGTCACGGTCGTTGCTTTCGGTACTGTCACCTTCTTCTTGGGTTTCGGCTTGGATTGGGTCATCATTTACTTCAATTTCCTTTTCAATAGGTGCTTCTAAAGTGCCTTCTTCGGCTTGCTCAAGTGCTGCTTCTAGTAATTCTCTGCGGTCATCGCTCATGTATTGCTCCTATCGGTAGTTAAGTTTTGCATAAGCAATTTCAGCGATTTGACGCTTACGGGCTTCTTGCTCTTTACGGCTAAATTCATGCTTTTTCTGCTCTGTAGGCACATC